TCTCTTGTTGGGTAGTCGCTGATATTAAACAAGCTACCCAATTCAACATTTGCACTAGCAATCCTCGCATCGAATTCTTTGACTGCATGGTCGCGTTCTTTATTGAATGCAATTTCTGCCATGTTGATTTCAATTTGAAGTTTATCCAGATTCTTATTCGGGCAAAGCCTCCATCCAGACGCTTGCTTATCGCCATCGTTTGTCGCGTCATCCCATGGCATAGTCATCGCATAATAAAAATCATTACGAATGCCATTCTCGATTCGCCTGAATTCCTTGTTAATATCAAAGCCGAATATATGCTTAGATACGCTGACAAGTTTTTCATTATAAATCGAGTTTGCTTCAGCGCATTCAGATCGCGCTTTTTTGTCGCATTTAATTCCGCTAGGATGCTTCATTGTCAGCCTGACCAATGTTGCATTTTCGCAAAGTGCGTTTGAGTTACTATTCATTTTTTGACCTCCTAGGTCATAATAATTTCTGATGGGTTTTCTGCTTGAAGCTTCATCAGTGCAAGTAATCACTTGCAGAACCCTGCGAGGAAAAATATATTTTACTGGTATATAAAATATATCCGCCTCGCTTATCAATTAAAATTCTAAGTCCTGATTCGCTACTTTGAAATCGCCATATGTTTTCGTGTTGACGATCTCAGGTACAACACTCGATAGCGTCTTAACAAAAAAGATTCCATATTCTGGCGAAGGAAACCGATTGATATATGCCATCGCATTGTCGAACCATTCGTCAGTCGAATCGCCTGCTTGCTTGATAGCTGATATTAGAGCGCATATGGTGGCATACATTATGCCTCCCTGATCGGGTATTGCTACGTCCTTACCTGCGACAATCTCCCTTAAATCAGGTACATCGTTTTTCAATGACATAAAATTCATGAATTCAATGGTCGCCTGCTCGCCAATACATCCTGCGGATAAGTCCTGAATGATCTCAGGTACAGGATCAGTATTTAATAAATCGCTCAGTCTTACCCATGATCGAGGGCTTGCTTGAGCGTCTTTTACTTTAGGATCAAAATTGTTCAGATATTGTTGCTGAAATCCTATGAACCCTAGGACGTTCTCATGCACTCCAATTGATTGAGCATGGTCGAGCCAGTCCTGCGTTGACACATCGACATTAATCATTACTACTCGCCCGATGGCATGGGATGGAATAGCGATTGATCCTGCTCTATCGGAGGCGCGATTTCCTGCGCAAATGACAGTCCATCCTTCAGGCATAATGTACTCACCGATTCTTTTTTCATGAAGCAATTGCCCTGCTATCGCCATTACTGACATATTCGCTTGAGCGAATTCGTCCAAGAATAGAATACCTTGTCCTGAAGTCGGCAGATTCGGTAAAAATGCTCGGCTCTGGGTTCCGTCATCGTTCACAATAGGCAGTCCGCCAAGGTCGATAGATTCCATCAGAGATAGCCTGAAATCTATATATCCGAATTGACTATCATTCGGTGCAATGCAGTCCTGCGTAAACTTCAAGCCCAATTCCTTCGCCTTATTCTTTGCGAATGTTTTGACAATCTCAGACTTGCCGATTCCTGTACCGCCAATTAAGAATGCGGTAGTTTTGGACTTGTAACAGCTATCCAATATCTTCGTTGCTTTTTTTGGTGATGTATTCATTTTTGACCTCCAAGGTCGTTTTATATTTAAGTTATCACTTACCCTCTTAGCGAGGGTTTCACTAGGTCACCAACCCAGATCGTCAGAGTGAATTTAATTAAGGTCGTTTGGCAAGTCACCCTGCGTTAAACCTTCCTGCCCTAAATAATTATGAGCATATTCAATGGCATCATAATCTATACTTAAACCTTCAAAATCGTTATGTATCGTAATAATGAAATCCATTGCTAAACCAGTTAATTCCTCAAAACTGCATTGATCACTTACGCCTGTATAATTTCTGAATAATTCACTTGTAAAAGTATCAATCCTAGTTTTTTCCTTCGTTGCTAATTTCATAATATAACCTCATTGTTTTAGTTTTCACTTACCGACCTAAGTCGGTTTCACTAGATCACTAATCCAGATCGTCAGAGTGAGAATTTATGTTTTTACATTAAATAAGGCATTCTGATATTCATAATTTCCTGTTCCGCCAATTAGATTGTTCTTACATTGTGATGTTAAAACATACACTTTCCGTTTAGGCAGTAGATACAATTCGTGGTTAGAATCCCATATTCTTGTACAGGTATAGCTAGGTCGTAAATCGCCATATTGATCAGTAGCATATCGATTATAATAATCTTTAGTGTATACATTCTCAGCGTCAGGCTTCAGCTTAAACTCGCCACCTAATTTTACTGATTGCAAGGGTACCCGAACATATTCAGGTGCATCAGGACAATCTCGACTTTCTATGCGGATATTCTTATATCCATCATGCTTTGCACTAGGTTTAATCACATACAATTCAGACTTCGCTTCAGCCAATATATAGCTACCGAATAGCACTTCGTCATAGTCATCCAGTGTTGCAGTTACTTCGTAATAGTTACTCATAATATTGACCTCCGAGGTCGTTGTTTGCCGAAAGTGGCAAAGCCACTTTACTTGATAAAAATCACTATGTAAACATTTTAGTAAACATTATACCTGATAGCTGATTGCAGTCATTAAAAATCAGGATCAATTAGTCCATAATTAAGTGAGTAATTACGCGGTCATGAAATATATTTTACTAGTAAATAATAAATTGGAATCAGCGATGGATAAGAAAAAAGGTAAAGGTAAATTGAAGCTGGTCAGCAATGATAAATTGACAGCAAAGCAGGAGGCATTTTGTCAGGCAATCATTCAGAATAAGTATGAGTCGAACAAGCAGGCATACGCTGAAATCTATGACGTATCACTCAATAGCAAGGGTAAGGTTCCGCAATGGGTGGAGGTCGAAGCCTGTAAGCTATTAGCGAACCCTAAGTGTTCACTAAGGATAGAGGCAGGAATTGAGCGTAAAAGGGCAGATACAGCACGTCAGGAACTCATAAGAGAGCAGTCAGTTAAGGACTTCGTGCTTAAACAGTTAAAGCTTGAAGCGACCACTGCTGAATCAGATAGCGCAAGGATATCGGCTCTGGGTTTGCTGGGTAAAAGTGCAGGCATTTTCACCGAGGTTATAGAACAGCGATCAGATAGCAGAACATCGAGCGATATACAGCAGGACATCGAGGCTCGTCTATCTCAGCTACTATTAGCCGACAATCAATAGGACTGTATTGGCTCTCAGGAATATGTTTTATAGGGTATCGGGTAGTTTCTCAGATTTTCGGTATAAAAAGCCCACCCCGACCCCCCTTTTTTTGCAACGAGTACTTGACTATCATATATACATAGTAATCTGCTCGTAATATCACTTACTTTTTACAGACCCCCCCTATTTATATAGCATTATGCTAGCTTTGTTTGTTTGTTTTGGTTTTTTCCTTAGTGGTAATATGTTTTATGCCCCCCCCACCCTATTTTTTTTCAAATTTACCAGTTGCTTTTGCTGTGAAGGGGGTGCATTATGTTATCATCATGTATGATTCTATACCTAGTACATACTTTCTATTAGGTATATACCCAGTAAGTGCCTACCTATGTTTACTTATTAAGTTTTTATTTTTTTTGTTTACCTAGTAGGTATATATACCTAGTAAGTATGTACCAGGTATAGGTTTGTTTTTCATATTACTGAATTCATAAATCCCTTTTTATTAGGACAGTAAATGGATAAGAGTATTTTAAGCAAAGTTGGGAACTTATCTGAATCCCAGAAAGCAGAAATATTAGTTTTGCTACAAGAACTAGAAAAAGCTAAGTCCAGAGAAAAGTCTCAAGATAGTTTTATGGATTTTGTTGGAGAGGTTTGGTCAGCATTCATTCATGGAAGACATCATGAGATTATGGCTGAAGCTTTTGAAAGAGTAGCTAAAGGTGAGCTGAAGCGTTTAATTATTAATATGCCACCTAGACATACTAAGAGTGAGTTTGCTTCTTATTTATTACCTGCTTGGTTTTTAGGCAAGTATCCTGATAAAAAAATTATACAAACAGCCCACACAGCAGAATTAGCTGTTGGTTTTGGTCGTAAGGTAAGAAACCTTGTTAATAGCCAAGACTACAAGAACATATTTCCTGACGTTAGCCTACAATCAGACAGTAAAGCTGCTGGTCGTTGGAACACTTCCAAAGGTGGTGATTACTTTGCGATTGGTGTAGGTGGTGCGGTAACAGGTAAAGGTGCTGATCTTCTTATTATTGATGACCCCCATTCAGAGCAAGAAGGGGCTAGTTCAGACATCAATGTATTCAATCGTACCTATGAATGGTACACCTCTGGTCCTAGACAGCGATTACAGCCAAATGGAGCTATCGTTGTTGTAATGACTCGATGGCACAATAAAGACCTAACAGGTCAAGTAATAGACGCAAGCATCAAACGTGGTGGTGCAGATCAGTGGGAAGTCATAGAACTTCCAGCCATTATGCCTTCTGGTAATCCTTTATGGGAAGAATTTTGGAAACTAAATGAATTGCTTTCACTGAAAGCTGAATTGCCTAACAGTAAATGGATGGCACAATACCAACAAGACCCCACCTCCGAAGAAGGCGCAATAGTCAAAAGAGATTGGTGGAAAACGTGGGAAGGCAGAGAACCACCAAATTGTGAGTTTATTATACAATCTTGGGATACAGCTTTTTTAAAAAATCAAAGAGCTGATTATTCTGCTTGTACTACATGGGGTGTTTTTTACAAAGAAGATGATGAAGGACAAATGTGTCCTAATGTTATACTGATAGATGCTTATCAAGAACGATTAGAGTTTCCTGATCTTAAAAAGATGGCATTAGAAAAATATAAAGCATACAGTCCTGATGCTTGTATCATTGAAGCAAAAGCTGCTGGTATGCCTCTAATCTTTGAATTAAGGGCAATAGGTATTTTAGTACAAGAATATACACCGAGTCGTGGTAATGACAAAATTTCAAGGGTAAATGCAGTATCAGACCTATTTGCGTCAGGTGTTGTATATGCTCCTTCAACTAGATGGGCAGAAGAAGTTATAGAACAATTTGCTGGATTTCCTAACATGGAACATGATGATTTAGTTGATAGCACCACGCAAGCTCTGTTAAGATTTAGGCAAGGTGGTTTTATTCCATTGCATTCAGATGAAGAAGATGAACCTTTAGAACATAACCGAACTGCAAATTATTATTAGGATTTTACATGGCAATCGAAAGACAACCAGCTACTCCGATTGAAGGAACAGTAGAGCAAGAATCTCCAGAAGCAATAAGCATTGCTATCGAAAACCCAGAATCAGTTTCAATAGAAACAGAAGATGGTGGGATGATTATTGATTTTGATCCTAATTCTAAAGAAGCAGGTGATGAAGATTTTGACTCAAACCTAGCTGAATTTATGGATGATCAAAAACTTAATGAGCTAGGCAATGAATTAATTAGCGCATATAAAGGCGATAAAGAATCACGATCTGATTGGGAAGAAACTTACATTAAAGGGCTTGATCAGCTAGGGTTAAAGCAAGAAGAAAAAACTACACCTTGGTCTGGTGCTTGTGGTGTATTTCATCCAATGCTTAGTGAAGCAGTCATACGCTTTCAATCTCAATCTATTACTGAAATGTTTCCAGCACAGGGTCCAGTTAGAACAAAGATTGTAGGTAAAATGACTGATGACAAACAAAAACAAGCACAAAGAGTAGAAGACTACTTAAACTATTTACTCACGCATGAAATGTCTGAGTATCGTACAGAAACTGAAAAAATGTTATTTTCTTTACCATTAGCAGGTTCTGCGTTTCGCAAAGTATATTTTGATCCAAGTTTAGATAGACCTAGCTCTATCTTTATACCAGCAGAAGATGTTGTTATTAATTATGGGGCAAGTGACCTAGAAACTTGTGAGAGAGCTACCCATGTTATGCGTAAGTCTTCTAACTCTATTAGGAAAATGCAAGTCAATGGATTCTATAAAGACATAGAATTACCTGATAGCTCAAGAAGTTACAACGATATAGACAAAAAGTATGATGAAATTACTGGTGAATCATCTACTTATAATTATGACAACACGCATACTATTTTAGAAATGCAGGTAGATTTAGACCTAAAAGGTTATGAAGAAACCGATGAATCTGGAGAAGAAACAGGGGTTGCTATACCTTATGTAGTAACAATAGATTTTCCCAGTGGCAAAATTCTTAGTGTTCGTAGAAACTACTTTGAAGATGATCCTAAAAAATTACGAAGAATGCACTTCGTTCACTATCAATACTTACCAGGTCTAGGGTTTTATGGGTTTGGTTTAATACATATGGTAGGTGGATTAGCTAAATCAGCAACATCAATCCTCAGACAACTTGTAGATGCAGGCACTTTATCTAACTTACCTGGTGGACTAAAAGCCAGAGGACTTAGAATTAAAGGTGATGATACACCTATTATGCCTGGTGAATTTAGAGATGTTGATGTACCAGGTGGAGCTATAAGAGACAACATTGCTTTCTTACCCTACAAAGAACCATCTGCAACTTTGTATCAGTTGCTTCAAAATATTGTAGAAGAAGGCAGACGCTTTGCAAGCATTTCGGATATGAAAATATCTGATATGAATAGCCAAGCACCTGTAGGTACAACTCTTGCTTTAATGGAAAGAAATCAAAAAGTAATGAGTGCCGTACAAGCTAGGCTTCATGCAGCAATGAAAAAAGAATTTGATATTTTAGTTGGCATTGTTAGAGACTTTACAGAGCCAGCCTATCCTTATGAAACAGACGAAGAAGAATTTATTAAAGCAGAAGACTTTGATAAAAAAATAGATGTACTGCCTGTATCTGATCCTAATGCAGCAACTATGGCTCAAAGAATTAT